CGTCGCCCACTCGCTGACAATGGCCGAAAATAATCTTGCTCTCCTGCCCTTTCGGGTGCCCCGTGAACTCGATTTCGTGGTTGGTGATGCCGAACTTCATCACCTCCGCGTCCATGAAGGCGTTGATCTTCGCGCACTCGCTCCGCGCCTTGTCCAAGTGGTTCCGCCGCAGTTGCTCAAGCTCCCGCCGCATCACAATCGCCCGAAACCCCGGAATCGCGAGGCAGTGCCGATAGGCATCCCACCGTGCCGAGTGGCTCTTCATCCCCCCCGCCGCGCCGCCATACAGCAGGTTCGGCACTTTCGACGCATGCAGATGCACCGCTTGCGGTCCCGGCAGGTAAAACCACGTCAGCTTGTCCGCATCCCGCCGTTTCAGCCCCACGCCGTACTGATACCGGTCGATCGCGAGGTACCGCCCACACTGCGGCGGCGTCCACTGGCGCAGAAAGGGATACCGGTTGTGCTCCAGCAGCCACTGCCGCCAGTCGTCCTTCACCCACCCGTCCACCGCCGGCCACGCCCCCCCGTCCCGCGGCCGAAACTGAATCGGCTCCACTCAGCGGCCCTTCTTCGGTCCCGGCGTGCCCGTCGTCAATCGATTCATCAGCCCCTGATACCCCGCTGGTTTCTTCCCCGCGAGGGGCCCCTTACCCCCGCTGGGGCTCGCCATCTTCGCCGGCCCAGCCTTCACTGCTGACTTCGCCATCCGTGATCTCCTGCGGCGCCCTCGCGCTCAGAATGCTCGGTCCCACGCTCGCCACCCCCCCACAACTCCCGACCTGCACCGAAATAAACAGCCCGCTCCCACCCTCGCCCCCCACCTTCTTGATCGGCTCCAACACCCCGATATTCGGCCGCGACAGCACGTCAATGTGGTCCGCCGGACTCCCCTTCTCGACAATGTTCTGCGCCATCGCAAACGCCTGCGTCCGCAAATACCACGTCGCGGCCTTCGTCGTTGGCCTTCGGTACTTGCTCAATAACTTCCAGATCGAGCCCTCGTGCTTCCCATACCGCTTCGCCACCAGCCGCACCACCTGGCTCGGCATCCGCCCCCGCTCGATCTGATGCAACAACGTATGCACCGCCGCATTTCGCTGCTCCCGCGTCAGCTTCACCCCAATCCCCCCATGCCCCTTCGGCATCGGATTCTTCGGGTCCGTCACCAGCCCCGTCGTGCTCTTCACCTTCTTCGGGTGCTCCAGCCGCTTCCGCTTCTTCCACACCCGCTTCGGCTTCGCCGGCAACGCTTCCATCGCGGTCAGGTCGTCGTCCTGTTCGTCCATAAACTTTAAAAAAATGTCCGGGGTGGGCTAGGCCCCCCGCGCCCTCGTGGGCCGGGATTCCGGCCCATTGCCGCTCCTATGCTTACCCCATAGGGACTCTGGCTTCACCCTTAAGAATCAACAACTTACAGGTTAACATAAGACTGCATATCGGACCTTGCCTTAAAGGTTAGGGTTATCAGCAGCTTTCGCTTTTGCCCCGGCGCTGGGGGGGCGAAAGTGGGCGGTGCATGGGCTGTGTCGCCGGCCTGGAATTGGGACTGCGCCTGCCTAGTCGCCCGGTGTTTTGAGGGTGTGTCGAGGGTGTATGGGGGGCGTATTGGCGTGGCTGTGGCGTAGCTCGGTGGCCGGCCATCCTGTGTCGTGGCGGGAGTCTACCGCTGGGGAGTGTCAATATTTTGACACCGGAGTAGATGATGCGAGGTAGATAGGCGGGTAGGAGGTGTTCGCCCAAGGGGCTCACCGTCGTAGGTCTGCCAGGGCGCAGCCCTAAGCACTCCTACTGAAAGAATGTTGCAGATTTCTTTGTGGGAGTCAAATTCTGACCCTGTGGGACCACGTCTGACCACCTCAGTCCTCTTGACGTCCCCTTCTTGAGAATCGGTGTTTTTTAACGTTCGTGGAAGTACTGATGGCTGAGGCACTTACGAGCCCGTGCGGAAATCCGCTCGTGTTGGTGGTTCTGGAGGTGCGAAATCCTTAGCATTTTCGCGTCTACTTGACACGTAGCTAGCACTTGGCTATCATCCGCCTATCACATACATCCTGTATGTGAGACGTGACCTTCTGACGCTGCCGGCGACATGCCGGTGTAAGCGAGGGTTCAATGACCGTAGCCGCTACCCGCAATGCCCGCAAGCCTCTCAATACCAACGGTGCCATTCTCTGGCAAGGCAAGTCCCGTCTCACCGGCCTGCCGATTGTCCTCATTGTCACGGGGCTCCGGAAACAGAGCGCGAACAGCAAAACGGGCGATGAACTCCAGACGTGGATTCTCTGCGAGGACGAATCCCCAATGGCAGCCGTGATGTCCGGTGGGCATCAGTCCATCTGTGGCAAGGGGGCGAAGGGATGCCCGCTGATGGGGATTCGCCTGGACGGCACGTCACAGGCCATCGGGCGGGAGTGCTACGTCGATGTCGCGAAAGCGCCGGAATCCGTGTGGGGCTGCTACACGCGCGGGGGTTACCGCACCCTGGACGGGTCTGAATTGGTCGGGCTCGTGCTCCGGTGTGGCAGCTACGGTGATCCAGCCGCAGTGCCCTTTCACATCTGGGAATCCGCGATGGGCGTGGTGAAGGGCTGGACGGGCTATACCCGGCAATGGCAATGGTGCGATCAACGCCTGTCGCGCTACCTGATGGCCTCAGTGAGCACCGAAGCCGAAGCACAGCTGGCGATGTCGATGGGGTGGCGCTACTTCCGCGTCCGTGAACGCGAGCAGGCGTTGGTCGTGGGGCAAGAATTCGCGTGCCCTGCATCGGCCGAAATGGGTCACCGGGTGACCTGTGAGCAATGCCAGAAGTGCTGCGGCACGTCCTCGCCGGCCCGCAATGTCACGATCATTCGGCACGGCGGCACCGCGCCGAAGGTCACCCCGATGGTGTTTCTCAAGCGCGAGGTGGCAGCATGAACACCACACCCACGCCACACGGTCCGGCCACCCTGTTTGAAGTCTACGTGATGGGTGAGGATGGCTACGAGGACGCGTTCCCTACTCTGAAGGCCGCACAGGCGTATATCCGTGCGTCACGGTTTTGGGACGCACATATCCGCGGCGTACGCCAAACGTTCCGATGTGAAACCTGTGGCGACTATGGCACAGGTCCGTGCGAGCACTGCGGCACCAATCGCCCTACTGGGGAAGCGCAATGATCGCGCTGTGCCTCTCGTGGCTGACGTTCGGCTTGGTCGGGCTCTACCTCAGTACCCGGAGGGCGTTATGACGAAGACAGGGACGTATCTCGTCTCATCAGACGATGTGATTCTCGCGACACTCCCGACACAACGTGCCGTAGCGGCGTGGGTGCGTGAGCATCTACAGGATGGGATGGTCGATGTGGAATGGCTAGACGAAACCGGGCAGCACTTGATTTACACCCTGGAATTCATCGGGGCTCAGTGGCGTCGATCGAACGTTTAACTCTTTGGAGCGCACCCCATGAAAACCTACCGCACTAAAACCGGGCTGACCCAACGCCTGCAAGCGTTCACCACCTTGCAACGGGCGATTCTCGCGGACGAAGGCACAGGATTTTGCCTCGCCTGCGGGAAATCCCAAACCTACGTCGAACCGGACGCGAAACGCTACCGCTGTGTGTCCTGTGACCAACCGAAGGTCTACGGCGCCGAGCAATTGCTCTTGATGGGGCTCCACTACTAACCACACCTCGCGATCGATCGGCACCCTGGAAACCCACGCCGGCCCCTGGCTAGGCGTGGGATTCCCTTTTGGAGAGCACACCTCTATGCCTTCGTACATCATTCGCAACATCGATCCGGCCACTTGGGAAAAGGTCAAGGCGCAAGCGGCGAAAGAGGGGCACCCCTTGCGATGGGTGCTCTTGCGTCTCATTGACGCGTACGCCACAAAGGGAGATGCCATCCTGAAATAGAACCTTGGCTGAGAACTGACCGACGAATCGGGCCGGCATTCTACTCAGGGTGTCGGCCCGAAGGCGCATACGTGTAGCTCTCGCCCGATGGGCGCACGCGCACCCGTCTATCCGCGGGCCGCACGGCCGCCGCTGGGGAGACGCGCACGCGCACATCCGTCCAGCGGCCACGGGAAAATAGGGCGAATCCGAGCGGCCTTCGGAAATTCCAAGCGGCCTGACATCGCCGGCCCCTGGCGGGACGGATCTCCCGGCTCCTGCGCCAGAGCCCTCCCCCTGTCAGATTCCGCCACACGGGAAAATAGGAATGTCTGGGTGGCCGGTCGATGTTTCCCACCGGCCAGAAAAGCTCTCGGCGGGACCGCCGCGGAGGCCGGCTAGCTCCGCAGCCCGAACAGCTTGAGCAAGGCCGCACGCCGCACGCGGAGGATTCGCCCCGACCGGGCGATGTCCGTGCTCGGAAGCTGGGGCAGGCGTCGGCGGATCGTCTTCACGCTGACCTGCACGATCAGGGCGCACTGCGCCACGGTCAGGCAGTCCTGGCTGAAGGCGTGCTGGAGCCGTTCACGGGTGGAGAGCGGGACGTCGCTTCTCATGGCTGGGTGATCACCTGTCGGTAGTAGGTGGGCTGTGGGAAAATCCTGGCACAGTTGCCGTTCTGACACACAAATCCAGCCTCTTCTACGAAGTCGGGGTTGTGGCACCCGCACTGTGGGCAGGCTGGCACGGGAGGGCCGAGAGAGGCGTCCATGCACGTCAGGCACACGAGTTGGTGATCACCGGTAGGATGCTCCACGCACCGCTCCTGCTCGACGGCGTGGAGGCGGGAGAGGAGGCGTTCGACCTTCTGATGCAGCGGCTTCGTGACGATGTCCATGTCGTATTGTGAGAATTGCTTCAACGTGTCTCGACGGTGCTTATCTTCATCGACTGTGGCGTGTTCGGCGCAGGCTTGCGTGATCACCCAACTGGTCTGCCCCGCGTTGCCGGTCATCCGCACCGCCAGTTCAGCGCGGTCATTCGCCACCACCTCTCCCAGTGCCAGCCGTCCGAAGTGGGCAGCGAGACGAGCACGGACGTATGCGTTGCCAGCCTCCACATCCCCGACAGGATTACCCTCGTAGCATTGATGCGCGGCATCTGCGGCTCTCCTGCCTTCACGGTTCCCGTTGAGCCGATACCACGCCTGTCTGCGCTCATCAGGGGTCATGCCGCCACCTTCCTTCTTAGTCCATAAAACAACCCCAGCGCCACCGTGCCCCGCAACGGGGCGGGAATCCGCGCATGCACCACTGGCACCCCCTTCGGCGGCCTAGGTGCCCACAGGATCAGGTCGCGCTTCGCCGCCTGCCGTGCCCGCCAGTGCCGGTTGTTCAGCCGCTGGTTCACGAGTCGGCGTTCATAGGCCGCCGTGCCTCTGACGTACCGGGCTTGGATGCTCATTCCGCTTGACTCCTTAGATCCGCCTGTGCCTTTTGGGCGCGGAGGGCCGCATACCGGGGTTGCTGGCGCACCAGCGGCGTCTGACACCGCGGACAGGCGCCGTAGCCGTCCTCCACCCACAGCCGCCTCGTCGTGAACGGACACCGGGAACATTGCAGCTTCAGGTGGCGGCCGGCCTCGCCCCAGCGCGACAGCCCGTGATGGCTGCTCATCGCTCAGGCCGCCGCCTTCAACGCCTGCTCGATGAGGTGTAGGGCCTTGCCTGACCGCACCATATCCGTCGTCACCCGCATCACGCGCCAGCCGTGGATCGCCGCGATGCTGAACTTCTCGCAGTCGGTCTGAATCCCAGAGCCCCGAGAATGTCGCCCGTTGACCCACACGGCGCCATCGACTTCAAGGGCCAGCTTCCTATCCGGCCACGCCCAATCGAATCGGAAACGCCGTTCTGGGCACACACGGTGCTCTGGGACGGGTGCCTCTAACTTGGCGTAGACGATCTGCTGGATCAGCGTCAACTGAACCTGCGCCTTGCCCCACCTTGCCATCAGCCCTTCGCCTCTAAGGCGGCACGAGCGCCGTACGAGCACGCGAGCGCCCCGCTTCTGGTCGTGTTCGGCTTCACGGCTGGTGTGGGCTTCGGCTTCATGCCGTCGCCCTGTTCGCTTCCAAGATCGACCGCTGGTGACACCGAAACTGCGTCGTCCCTGCCTCACACGGGGGGTCATGCAGACACTCCCAGCTTGAGACGGGCATCGGGTTCGCGCCACCGTCCGGCCGCACGCCACGCTTCGGCTCGTCGTCCCACCGGCCTTGATGCAGCCAGGTCGCAGGGTTCGGGATGTAGCGGCCACCATCACGGGTCCAGTCCGGCCATCTGACCTGAATCTGGACCGCGGCGAGGATGAGGTCCGCGAACGTCTGGCTCGGCTTCAGCCGTCGCCACTCCTGCCACGCGGCCTTCTTGCCTTTCTTCGACGGGTAGAGCGCCCAGAACCGATCGAAGCCTTCGTCACGGTCCTCTGCCGGATCGTTCGGCCGCGTGTTTGTCTTCTCTTCTGGAAACGAAGACGGAAACGAAGACGAAGAGCCATTTTTCGCCATTGGCGAATCAGTGGCGACACCAATAGGGTCGCTATGGCGAGCCCATCGCTTCTGTGCACCACGTAACCCACTCGTACGCTGTGACTTGGAGTAGTCCAGTTGCTTCTTCTGTTCGTGCATCAACCTGGGATGCACCAGACGGCCAACTTTATTGGAGAGAAACGACGGCGACACGAGCGGCCAGATCGTCGCGAACTCAGCGTCATCCACCCCCGATAATTTCGCGAGGATCGCGAGGTCGTTCGGCAGCGAGTCCGACAGCCAGCAGTGGCAGAGCAAGCGGATGTAGACACCCGCCGCCGCCGCCGACATGGCGATCTGCCGCTCGCTCGTGAGGAAGTCTTTCGGGTAGAACCGGAAGGCTGGAGCCTTGGTCGGCTTGGGCATTTACTGACCTTCTACGTCGAGGATGCGACGGGCGATCCATTCCGTGATCTGCGGGACAACCGCGTTGCCCAGGCTACGCAGACGGTCCACTCGAGCGGGTACCCCATGAGCCACTCGACAAAAACCGGATTCAGGCTCCCACTCGCGCCACTGTCCGGTTGTTGTCGTGAAGATTCGTGGACTACGCGCCCCAGTAGCCCGTTCGTCGGGACATTCACACACGCCTGAGCGGAGCCGTCCTTGTGATCCCGACTCGTGGGAGTCGGCCACATCTTCACCGCCGAGTGCAACGTGTCCGGTTGGCCGCGATGGCGTCCGCTGTCGTGCTCCGCTCGTGGCGTTGTCTTCACCTGATCGCGGAGATAGACGCAGTGGCCGTTCTGCTCTCGCTTCCGCGAATCCTGACCGCCGCCGTTGCCCTCTCCTGCTTACTGGGTACGCCACAATCCAGACTCGGTCGCGTCGGTGACGGGCGCCAAAGGCGAACGCAGGTAAGCAATCCCATTCCGCGTCATACCCGCACGCGGCCAGGTCTCCGAGAACCGTTCCAAAGAACCGTCCAGCGTCACTTGAGAGTAGCCCTGGCACGTTTTCCGCCACGACCCATCGTGGTCGTAGCTCGCGAATGAGACGGGCGTACTCGGGCCAGAGGTCGCGGTCATCGGCGGATCCGCCACGGCGGCCGGCGAGTGAGTGGGGCTGGCAGGGAAATCCTCCGCAGAGAACATCGGCGGTTGGGAGACAGGTTCCACAATCGGCGTGGCCCAAAGCGTGATCCAATCGGTCAAGGTGTCGCCCGCGTGGATGCCGGTTGGCGGAATCCTGAGCCGTCGCGCCGTGTAGTTCCGCGCACTCTTCGCGTCTCCCACAGTGGGCGTTAGAATGAGCCGTTCGGACATCCTCGTAGCGCCTCACCGCCGGCCAGTGCTTGGCGAGCACCGCTCGGCAAAACGGATCAATTTCAACCTGCCACTTGATCTCAAACCCTGCTCGCTCAAACCCCAGATCGAAGCCGCCGATACCAGCGAACAGGCTTCCGACCGTCACGTCTTCCGCCACCGGCACACCTTCGTGTGTGCGCCCTGCACCGTATCTGCGTAGACCACGAGCCCCTTCACCATCAACCCGGCTCGTCGTGCGCTGATCCTGGCTTCCGGTAGACCGAGCCGTGCCGCCATCTCGGTATCCGTCAGCGGGCCGTATGTGGCGTAGGCCGCGAGCAGCCGACTCGCTTGGCTCCCGGCCTTCACCGTCGCCACCTGTGCGCCTCTGAGGGACGCCTGACGGCTGCTCACGGTCTTCCCGCCGAAGGGGAGCGGCACAGGAACGGCGTCGAGGTAGGGCATGGCTTTAACTCCTTCGCATCCGCTGCCACCAGGCACGGCATCGGGCCAGCCATGACAGTGGAGGGGCCACCGGCTTGAACAGTTGTTGGTACGCCCACACGCGACCACGACAGTCTGCAAGGCTCATGCGGCCACCTCGTTCGCATTCGGGATGTAGACGCCGAGCGCCGCGCCGAACCGCATGCACGCATCGACGTAGTCCGCAAACTCCTTGCTGTCCGTCTCCGGGGTGTGCGTTCGCCGCGGCGAGCCCGTGACCGGGTCGTCCGCGATGCGAAGAAACCGCATCGCCAGGAGTTCGTGCATCTCGTCCTTCTCGTAGCCGCAATACGCCGCGAGCAACGGCACCACGACCCCGAAGTAGAACCGGTTGGCTTGGCGGCTGCGTTGGTGCCGATGGACGCGCACCGTGACGTCCACCGGTTTCCCGGCAAGACTCTGAAGCTGCCGCGTGAGCACCCCCCGCGCCACCTCAGAGAGTTCGAGCTTCCCCGCCTCGTTCACGACGCCGCGGATGATCGGGACCATGACTAGAACGGGATGTCGTCCTCGACCACCACCGGGCCGTGACTCGCGGGGGCCTGGTCGCGCGGCTTCGCCTTCAACACGAGATAGTCCGGCGCTTTCGATCCCGGCGCCTTCTTGTCGTTGCGGAACACCACGACCGCTTCGCCGTCGATGATCCCCGAGAAGAACTCCCCACGGGCACTCGACTTGATCCACAACGCGCCCCGCTCGTCTTCGTTCTTTTTGAAGTCACCCATCACGCCACGTCTCTCCATGCGTCCCCGCGCTTGATGGCACTCACCATCGAGCGGGTGACTCCGTATTCGGTCGCGATGTTCCCGTGGTGCCGTCTATCGATACGGATGGCGGCAACCTGGGCAATGGTCAACTTCCGCTCACCGTGGCGTCCCTTCCGAACCATGTCTGAGGAGTTGTCTGCCGGTGTTCCAACACGCAGATGCGACGGGTTCACACATCGCGGGTTGTCGCAGGAATGCAACACCGAGAACCCTTCAGGGATCGGCCGGCCGTTCGCCAGCACCCATGAGAACCGATGGGCACGATCCAATCGGCCGTGATGGAAGAATGAGCCGTATCCAGAGGTCTGGCTAGATGCCGCCCATAGCCAGCATTCATCCTGCCCAGCCAGTTGAACCTTCGCCCAGAACCGTGCGCCATGGTCACGGCTAGGACGCGCCAGCGCAGAGCAACTGGTCGAGCAAAAGCGCCTAAGTTTCTCTCGCGAGTTGGCGACCATGAATACACCCTTACACCGCTCGCACGTCCGATGTTCAGGTGTCACGATTTCCGCCCCAGCTTTAAGACTTCTTGAACTTCCCTATCGATCTCGTCAAGGAATACCAGCACCTTCGCGAGATACCCACTGAGATCGACGCTGTCTGCTTCTACACGAACCAGAAACGCCTCAAGGCCGGGACCAAACCTAGGGTCATACGACATGAAATCGCACCAGTCCGCGCCCGTCACGAGCAGGTTGTGGATGATCTGGGGCATGTGGTCCGGCGGCACCACGCCCCCCCGCAGGTACCGGAGATGGGTCGCGCTCTTTGGGCACTTGAATTCGCAGATGCCCTCAAAGTCCCCGACATGTCCGTCGAGCGAGCACCCGATCGCGAGGTCGTCATGCGCGAGGAACCCCGTCCGCTGCGCGAGATTGCCCGTCCGCGCCTCGTAGGCTGAGAACGCCGCGGGTTCCAGCATCACGCCCCGTTCCATCGCGGGCGAGACGAAGCCGTCGTCCTGCACGGTCCCTGTGAGTCGTTCGCAGACCAGTTGCATGCGGAGGTCTCGCCGTGCGGCCGCTTCCCCGCTCTTGATGGTCGCCAGCATGTCGGCCGCCCGTGAGCCCGTCAGCCGGCCCAAGCGTGCCTGGAACCACTGCTCGCTCCTTTGTGGCGCATCGATGATGGTGAAGGCACGCGCCGTCGCGATCACGAGGCCACCGCTTTCGGGCTGGCGGTCTTCTTTGCCTCAGCGGTCTTCTTCTCGGCCAGCGACTTTAACCCCTCCCACCCCGCGTTGTTCGTCAACATGGTGTGATCGCGGTAGTCCTGCTGCGAGTCTTTCCATGCGGTCCTCAACGCCTCAATCCCGGTATTCGCGACACCGGACATCTTGGCAAACCACTCCACGTATCCAGCCGGTATGACCGTAGGAAGAGGGGCCACCGTCGCGGGCTTGCCGCGCCCCTGTGCCGCTTCGGCGTCGTCGTCTTCAGGGGCCACCCCCGCGAACGACTGCAACGCATACCGCCGCAGGTAGGTGACCGCGGATCCGACCGACTGCGGGCTGTCATCCTTCGCCGTCGCCGTGACCGTGCCGGCCATGAACTGCCCGCTGCTGTGAATGAGCCACGTCTCCAGCGAGACATGCGGGCCATCGGTCGTGGGCGACTGCACGACCGCAATCCCGTTCGTGGTCAACGCCTCGCGGCACGCCTCGACCACCGCGGCGAGGTCCGCATACTTGCTCTTGAAGAACGGATTCTCTGCGGACTTGGCCGCCCCATGCATGGCGGCTTGCGCCTTCGCGAGCGCCGACGCGAGTTCGTTGATCTGATCGGAGGTCTGCATCACGCCGCTCCTGTGCTGCACTCGTCGGTATGGGGTTCCGTGCCCCACGCCTGACAGTCCGCGCAGACGGACTGCTGCCGCTGCTCGTCGCAGGCATCGCAGATGAAGTCCACACGCCCCACGGTGTGATACTCCTGGCAGAGGAACTCTGGGTGTCCGTCGTAGTTCTGCTGAATCGCCCCAGCGCACTCGGTCGGGGTGTGGCAGTGCCCACAGGGATGCTTGTGCGGCTTCACTCTCATCCAGCCTCCGAGTCGTTCTGGGCCTGTGCCTCGCACACGCCGTCGCAGTAGCCGCTGGTCGTCTCGCGCGGCAGGGCGCCCCCGCACCACCCGCAGACGGGCGCTTCGCAGTCCGGACAGAGGTCGTCGGCGTCGGCGCCGGTCTCGCGATCCGCCGGCCAGTGCCGGCCGCAGACGCGACAGTCGCTCATTGGGGCGCCTCCCACCAGCACGAGCCGCACCCGGGCTGGGAGCGGCGCCGGGGCGGGGTCGTCGGCCATCCGCCACGACCCCGCCGCCGCGACCGCTAATCGCCCCACCCGCTCAAAAAACAGTTGATCCGCCCACGGCAGGGCGTCATACACGCGCGTGCAGGGGGCGCCCTGCTGCATCTGCGTCAGGTAATAGAGCGCACTCGCGAGCGCCCGCAGCCGCCCCGCTTCGCTGTCAAGGTCGTGGGCGCCGTCACGCATCACGGACCCTCGTCCACGTCGTCGGCCTCGCCGCCGGCCGCAATGGCTTTGGCGACACACCAGACGACGACGCTGTAGATCGCCAACACGATGAAGACCGCGACGATCGCCCAGGGGTTGGTGATCACGACGCTCGCCCCGCCCGCCACGCCGTCGCCTTGCGGCCAAACACCGGCCGGTCGAGCGGCTCGCCCTGCACGTAGCGATGGACTTTGAACCCGGAGAAACAGCGCGGCCCGATCGCGGGCGAGACTTTTAAAAAGTCAAAGGCGCCCTGCGCGTTCAACACCGCGAAGCGGCTATGGCCGATCCCGCAGAGCGCGGCAATGTCGCGCGGCCCTAAGAGTTCGCCCGCCGCGGCCCGCGCGAGTACCTCCGCGCGATCAGTCACTGCCGCCACGGGCGCCTCCTTCGTCGGGAAATAGATCCGCCGGATGCCGCGCCAACGCCAACGCTAACGCCTCGCATTCCGGCGCCGTGGGTTTCCGCGCCCCGCGCACGATCCGGCACAGCCGCGTCCGCTCGATCCCCGCCCGTTGCGCGATCTGCGCCTGCGTCGTCCCACTATCCAGAATGGCAATGGCGAGCGCCCGCCGCCGACGCACGTATATCTGCGAGTTCGTCGCCATTAGTCGCGAGTCTAGCACTTACATGCTGCTAGTCAAGCCCCTTTGCTTGCAAATGCCGCCACTTTATTACTACGCTGACCGCCGCATGCCTAGTAAGTCATTGCTAGCACCTTCCGTCCGTCCGAGTCCTATACTGCTGGGAATGCCAGGCCCTTGGGGCACCGCGATACAGCGGCTGCGGCTTGCTCGCGGCTGGACACGTGAGCGTGCTGCGGCCAGAGCTAAAATGACGGCGACCACGTTCGGGCGCCTGGAACGGGGGCGCCATACCCGCACTGAAAAACTCCAAGCCGTCGCGGACGCCTTCGAGGTGCCGCTTGAGCACGTCCTCCAGACCCCCGGCACCGAAGCCCACAGCAGCGACGTCGAGCAGTTGCTCCAACGCAAGATCCGCGAGGCGATCCGCGAAGAGGTCGCCGCCCTGCGGGCCGTTGTCCTTGAAGCCGCGGCGGTCCCTCTCGTCTCCCCCGCCGCGCGTGAACGCGCCGCCCTCGCGAGAGGCAAACAGGCCGGCTATGACTACGCCAACGCCACCGTCGAAGCCGTCGCGCGGAAACCGCATCGCAAGCCGAACCGAAAAGTCAACGGGTAGCCCCAGCCGTTTTTCACAGCAATTTATTTACGAATGATCTGGTTGAGCTAGTTGCGCCCCATCGGGTTTCCCCTTACAGTCTGTGCAACGGCTTGCACATTCTCTCTGCGGGGGAGGCTCGGTGATGGCTCACTTGTTGGCGTTCGACGCTCCAATTCGACTCGCTCCGCGCCCGTCTGCCGCCCGCACGCACTCGGCGGAAATGGCCTTCCTGCACCACCACCAGCCGCGCCTGTATGACTACGTCATGCAGATCACCCACATCTACGCCACCACGCTGGCCGAGGAACTGCGCCCCCCCCCGGATCGCGGCCGCCTCGCACGCCTCGCCACGATCGGCCGCCCCCGTCCCGTCGCCGCCCGCGTCAAACGCAAGCGCCCCCGTCCGTAACCGGTCCCGTCGTCATCCGTCGTCATCCGGTTGACGAGAACCTAAGCGGTCGGGTATCCTCCGTGGCATGCGACGAATCCGATCCGTTGACGTGACCGCCGCCGCCGCCCTGCTCGGCCGCCGCGGGGGCCTCGTCACGTCCCCGAAGAAAGCCAAGAGCAGCGCGGCCAACGGCAAGAAGGGCGGGCGCCCGCGGAAGGTGAAGGCATGAAACAGACTCGCACGCGCATTGCCAAAAACGTCTACCGGTACGCGGATGGACGCTACGAAGTACTCCTCCGCGCCGCGGGCCGCATCGCCCCGCCCACGCGGTTTCCGGCCGACACCCCAGAAACCCAGGTGAAGAAGTGGGCGGCACAGGCCCGCCTGCGCCTCCACAAAGAAGCGCACGATCTCCACCGCGCCGACTTCGATCGGCCCCCTTCGACGGCCCGCACCGGTACGCTTCGCACGGAGGCGCCCGATTACGCCGCGCAGATCGGTGGACGCCCAAGCACCGCCGCCGACGTCTCACACCTCCGCGCCTGGTTCGAGCTTCGCATCGACGGTGTGCTACTGGGCGATCTCCCGCTGACGGCATGGACGACGGCGCACGTCAACAAGGCGATCAGCACCTGGCAGACGGCGCCATCGCCGCACGCCATCCGTCGCGTCCGCATCACCCGCTACGCTCGGAAGGGACGGGCGATCGAGCCCCACGAACGCCGCGCCCCGGCGACGAGCGGGCGCGTCGTCTCGGCGTTGACGATCCGCCATCGCTGCCGCGTGCTGCAAGACTTCTTCAGGACAAAGGACGGGAAGAAAGCGCCGACACCCGTAGACGACGCCAAGGTACCAGCCCGTCACCTGAACCCGCCGCCCACGGTGCCCGTGGAACTCGTCCGATCCGTGCTTGAGCGGTTGAGTACCGTGGACGCCCAGACGTTCGCGCGGTTCTACGTCGCCGCCACCACCGGGCAGCGTCCCTACCAGATCGGCATCGCGCAGCCAGACGATCTGCGCTTCGACGGGCGCCGCGGTGTGTGGCTTGTCCGCAACGCGAAAGGGGAACCCGCGCACTCGATCGTCCTGAACCCGTCGCAGATGTCCGCATGGCAGGCGTTCATCGCCGCCGACGCCTGGGGCGCCTTCAACACGACGCACTACGGCAACGTGATCCACCGTGCTGGCTGGCCGCACGGCATCCGCCCCTACGCGGTGCGCCACTCGATCGCGCGTGAAGCCTTGCAACGCGGCGCGAGTCTCAGCGACGTGCAGGTACTGCTCGGCCACCGCGATCCCAACACCACGCGCGGCACCTATGCGCCGTTCCAAGTGGAAGAGCAACAGAGCATCAGCACCCGCCTCGCGCCCTACCTCGCTGACGTGCTGAAGCCCCGACTCGCACGGCCGGGGGCAAAAACGAGGGGCAAAGTCCCGCCCGGATAAAACAAGGTAGAGCTGGTTTTTCTAGGAAAAAAGTGGAAGGCGACAGAACGGCCGGTTTGCCCCTGACGGGAGGCGAGCCGGCCGTTTTGCGTGAAATTGTTAGGGAATCTGAGAAAAGGTTGGTTGCGGGGGCGGGATTTGAACCCGCGACCTTTGGGTTATGAGCCCACAAGGTCGGCCATAAATATCACGATTTGCTAATATTTCAGCCTCTCTCTAGCGGGGGCAAAGTGGGGGCAAACTTTTACGACGCTTTCGGCTGCTCTGTCGGCCGCGGCGGCACCCTGAACACCTTCCCGCAGACGGCGCAGTAGAACAGCCGCCCGTCGATCCACTCCACGAGTTTGCCCTCGCCGCAATACGGGCACGTCGGATCCGGTTCCTGCGTCGAGGCGTGCCAGTTCAACGGCGTCATGTGTTAGGCAGTCCCTCGCCCGCATACGGCAGCAGGAACACAGCCCCCGCCGCGCCCGCGGGCGCATAGACGATCCGATCCGGGTGCAGCACCCCGACCTCACACGGCCCTTGCGTGCCAGGGGGGCGCAGTTCCACGGCGCCGGTCGGCTGCACCGAGACCACGGTCCCGGCCGCCGGGGGATACGTCACCGTCACCCAACGCCCCGTGTCGATCGTCGGGGGCAACGGCCCGAAGATCGGCCACAGCCGCGGGGGGCGCTTAGACAAGGAACAACGTGGCGATCCAGCAGGCTAGGCCCGCGGACTGCAAGTTACAGCGCGGCGGCGACGGCACGCCGAGGGCGCTCAACACGAAGCACACGAAGCCAAACACGAGGAGCAGGAGACGGAGCGTCGGCATCATGGGGCTACCTCACACGATCGGGATCGTGTCCGTGAACGGGATCAGAAACGCGGTGCCGGCCGCGCCGAGTGGCGCGTAGACGAGACGATCGGGGAGCAGCACCGCCAGCTCGAACGCGCCACACGCGCCCACTGGGCGGCACTCGATCGTGCCGTCCGGTTGCATCGAGAGCACGGTGTCGCTCCCCACGGGATAGGTCACCGTCACGAGACCATCCGCCCGTTCGTTGATCTGCTGGGGGCCGATCGCCGCGATCACCTCCAGCACCGGAGGGGGCGTGAGTTGCTCGAAGGCCCGCCGTCTAGCCGGCCGCACCGTCCGCATGGCTAGGGTTGTCGCCGCTTGGGCCGCGCCGTGGGCGGGAGATCCTGATTCGGCCGCTCGTCGCCACCCGGTCGATCCGGGTGCGCCGGATGATCCGGCCCATCGGGGCGCTCCGGGAGCGGCAGATCCTGATTGGGCGCGTCGTCGTCCACGGGCGGATCGCGGGGGTCAGTCGGTGTCATGGTCTGGTTCCTTTCCATAGGGGCGCGGTTAGCCGCGCACGTTGAGGTCGATGAGTGGACCGATGAGGCCGCGCCACTTCCCAGGCCGCGTCTGGCGTGAGAACGCCGTCACACGCGCCTCGCCCGCGAGACGGCCATTGCCCGTGCCGATCACGCCGACGACACCCGCCGGTCCTGTTGAGCGCGGCGTCCGTAGCGCCCAGGTGCCCCAGGTGTCGCCCTCTGCTTCCGACAATCCCTCGAAACACTGATCCATCGCGGTCAGTTCCCACGCCACGAGGTCGAAGGGATGCCCGAAGCCGGAATCCGGCGGCACGAAGAAGTGACCGGCGAATCGTTCGAGGACATCCTGAAGGCCGCCTGACGACTCGCGGTACTCCTGCGGGGTCGTGCCTAAAATCCTCTGGTGCAACGTGCCTGTGAGCTTGCCGACTTGGAGCTTCCAAAAATCTGCGAAGAACTTGTTCTCCTGCTGATAGCTCGAATAGCCCTGTTGAAAATGCGTGTAGACGCGGCAACCAAATTGCACGAAGCGAGGCGCAATCGCATCGATCAGTTCCTGCACTTGCGTCGGGTTCAACCAGAGCGAAAGTTCCCAGCCGATGCAGCAGCGTGGGAGCAGACCGATCATCAACTGCACCGTGCGCTCGATGCCCGCGAGAATCGTCGGCACGTCTGGCGGATCGAAATCCTTGGAGCACCAGAAGACACAGACGTGAAAACCGTCGTTCAATAACTCGACCACGATGTCGCGGAAACTCTCCGGTGAATGGCCGAAGGCGCGGGCATCGGGCCACGAGAGCACCACATCGACGTAGCGGGAGGGATGCTGCGTCCACGACGCGCGAATCCGTGCGCGGTCACTCGGACTGTAGCGGTCGTACAGCCACGAGAGCACGAGCGTGGGATCCGGCGGTCCCCACGAGAGCAGCGGGAGTCCCGGCACATGGATGCCGCACATCTGACCATTCCACTCGCGCGGGGCTTGTACGAATTGCCCCGGCGGGACCGGCGTCGGACCTGGGTCCGGTGGCGTCGGTGTCGTGCCGAGGGCCGTCTGCAACGCGGCCAGGTGCTTCTGACGCGAGGCCGGATAGCCCATCGACACCGCGTCAAACTGCATCCGCGCCACCCAGACGCCACCGGCCGAGTTCCACGTCTGCCCTGCGTCGGCATACGCTTTATCGGCGTCACCGATAAACGCGATGACCTGTGCTTCGTCGTAGGGATAGGCCATAAGCACTACTTCCGCATCATCTCCATGAGTTTCGCGAGCATGTCCGCTTGAGGAATGTCCCAGTTGCCGGTGTCATTCCGCCGCACCACGTTCGCCACCACGTCTTCAGTACTCGGTAAGCCCGCGAAGGAACCACTGGCCGCGAGTTGCTCGATGGGTGAGGACGGAGGGGTGTCAGCCGGTGGGGCCGCGGGGTCCGCTGAGGCCACGGGGTCCGTCGCCGCGCCTTCCGCTTGTGCCCGTGCCGCGGCCCGCTTCGCCCGCTCTCTCAGGATGGCCTCTTCGTTGAGTTGCTTCGGTGTCTTGGCGGCCGGCGACTGGGTCACAGGCGCCGCCGTCTCCGGTGCAGGCGTCGGCTTCACGGGGGCCGTCTGCGTCACCGGAGACGCCGCGGGCTTCGCGGGTGAGACAACGGGCTCCGTGATCGGGATCGAGGCTTTACTCGGATTCCCCCCTGGCGTGATGTCCATGCCGGGGGCGCGAGGGAGCGTCACCTGAGACGGTGTGGGTGTCGCGCCCGTTTGCTCCAGCAACGCCTCCATCACGGCTTCGTTCATCGTGGGGGCGCGGCCGACGTGTCGCGGCTGTGGCCCGGTCGGCGGCTTCGGAACGACGGGGGTCGGCGTAGTCGTGGCGGGCTGTTGAACGGCCCGCGGCTGTTGCGCCGCTTCTCGCATCTGCCGCTGTCGGAGCGCCGCTAAGACATCGACCCGATCGACCGGCTGCGTAGGGGCGACCGGTGGCGTCGGCGTGGTCGTGGCGGGCTGTTGAACGGCCCGCGGCGATTGCGCCGCCTCCCGGATCTCCCGTTGCCGCAGGGCGGCCAAGACATCCACGCGATCGACCGGCTGCGTAGGGGCGACTGGGGGCGGGACGACGGGTGCCGTCGTCGTAGAGGGTTGTTGAACCGCCCGCGGTAATTGGGCTGCGTCACGCATCTCCCGTTGTCTCAACGCTGCTGAAACATTGGACCGGTCAGCGGGTGGCACCTGAGCAATGGGACGTGGCGTCGGCGGCATCTCTGGTGTCGGGGTGAGTTTTTTTCCCGCCCACTGCATCAGATCCCCGATCAAGCCAGTCGGATGCGTGAGGTCGAACTTCCTCGCGTTCTCCCCGGCAAACGTGAGGGCCTTCCCTGGCACTCCCCGTACACCTTGCGGAATCATCCGCAGCCCGCTCATCGTCGCCGCCCCTACCGCAGGGGCCATCGTCAACGCATCCGCGGCGAGTTGCGCTGTGGCGAGGTTGTCGGGCGTGAAGGTGCGATCAGCCCAGTTCGCCGGCTGGCCGGATTCATCGAGGGGATGATCGGTGGTGCTAATTGGGTTCCCGAACCGATCGCGCGGCCACCAGTCCGGAGCCGAGGGCGGTTGCACGGATGCCCGCCCCGCTCGCCCGATTGCTGCGTGCGCTTCCTCCCGCGTGGGCGGATGGTCGGCCATCATCTCGTAGACTTGGCCGTCCGGACCTTGCACCTCATACACATCAGGCATGGGTTACTTCTTTCTAATCTTCACGCCACCACCCACGTCCACCCAACCGGCATCACCGCCACCCGTCGCCGCTGCTGCTGCCCCGCCGCCGGTCGGAAAGGCGCTCCCAAAATCCGTCAGGTACGAGTCGCCGTCCTGATGCCCTGTGATCTGGTTGATCTGGTCTGTGTACGATTTGCGGATACCGCTGTACTGCCGCTCGGCGGCTTTGAACTTGGCGTTAATCGTGGTCTTCATGTTCTGGCGCGCTTCCGGCGTCAGGAAGGCGACGTTAGAGAACACACGCGCGGCGTTGAAGCCAAAACTCTGCGCCCAGCTTTGCGCGTACTTCTGCACCGTCGCGTATTCCCCTTCGCGGACGACGGAATCCGGGTCCATCGCTTTCGCGTACGCATAGATCAACGCTTGATCGTCCGCAGGGTTCTTGGTGTTGACGTCCAGCGCATTCGCGAACCCCACCGCTTCAGACATCTTCTGCGTGTTCTTCACGGCCGGGAGCAGTTCAAACGCTTTCGACTTCGCGTCCACGCGGCGCATCGTCGCGGCCGGGAGGCCCTCCGGACCCACGACCGGCGCCGCCCGCGGCCGGTCATCCGCCTGCCCCATCTCCTTCTTCACTTTCAGGAGGCGCTGATACGTCACCATGTCGCCCTTCGCGAGCGCATCCGCGGCTTGCAGATCGAGGGAGCGGGTGTCGCCCTTTGCGAGGGCCGCGTCCAGCTTCTCCTGCGCCCGCGCCTCCGCAGTGTCCTTCCGCTTCTGCTCGGCCTCCACCTTGAGGTCGGCCGTGCTCGGTGCCCGGTTGAACTTGATCATCGACGGCGCGGGGCTGTTGGCGATCGTCCCCGGCACTTCGGTTGGTTCCTCGACCGCGGCGAGGGCTTCGGGCACGCCGGCCGCCGCCGACGTCTGCTGGGCCACGCCCACGGGACGCATCCGACCGGGGATGATGCCGCCCTTCACGAGCGCCTGCTGCTGCGACAGGTCGAACGGCTGCGAGCCATCCGAGGGCATCTCGTTGAACTGCCGGTCGAGCCGCTCGGTCTGCTTCCCGCGGAGTTCGTCGCCACGCGCCTGCATCAAGTCGTCGTGGTACGTGGACTGCTCCTTCAACGTGTCGGTGCGGAGTTGCGCGGCCATGTCCTGCCCCCGCGCCTGGATGTCGAGCCCGCGCCCGCGGAGCGCCTCTTCTGCCAGGGCAGCCCGCTCCTGTTCGCGCAGCTTCTGCTGGATAAGCGCCCGTTCCAGCACCTTATCGAGGCCTTCTGAGGCGCCCGCCCCGACCGCTAGTAGTCCCATGTGGTCGCTCCTATTTTCCGAGGGCGCCGTAGATCGAGGTGCCCAAGGCCGCCCCGCCGAGTAACTTCTCCCAGGTGGAATCTTCGTTCGCGTCTCCGACCTTCGGGACCGGGGGGATCGCCCGGTCGTCATTGCCGCCACTCGCCCCGCCATTCATTTGGGCCAGCAACTGATCCTTCATCACCTGTTGCGAGAGCGACTTCGTCTGCGGATCGAGATTCGCCATGCCGCCGGGGACGCCCCCGCGATAGGTCGGCATCTCGCCGCGGAGACCGGACCCCGGCCCCCCCCACGAGAGACTCTGCGGCTGGTAGTTGTTGATGAGCGAGGCACCCACGGACTGCTTGAGCCTGGACCCGGGCGCCGTCAGGGCGAAGCGTTTGGCCGCATTCTCCGCGCTGGCTTGCTCACCAAACAGACTCAATGCGGCGCGGTCGTCCAGTGCCTTCGACGCTTGTTGGCTGGCGGCGGCTTGGCCGAGGATGGTGCCCAGCTTCGCGATGGTGGCGGGGTCTTTGAGGCTACTCAGGATGCCGCCCGCACTGCCCGCGCCGGCCGTGTTGAGAATCCCCGGCGTCACGTCTGGCGCGAGTGTTCCCATCGTCGGCGCGATCGTGGAGGAGGGCAGCACCGCCCCAGACCCCGTAATCGTGGCGGCGCCCTCTGGGAGCCCTGTCACGGCGGCGGTCTCTCCGATCCCGACACCGGCCGTGCCGAGAAGACTGGAGGGGAGCGCGGTCGCCCCGGGCAGTCCCGCCCCGCTCGCGAGTCCCGTGGTGGCCGCGGTCTCACCCAGCCCCACTCCGGTGCCCGCGCCGAGACTACCCGCTGTGCCCACCCCACCGGCTGTGCCAAGAATGCTCCCAGCGGAGACCGCACCAGGCAGGCCGGCGCCACTCGCGAGCCCCACGGTCGCGCCGGTCTCACCAATGCCGACACCGGTTCCCGCGCCCACTCCAGCCGCCCCTGCGCCCCCCGCGAGGATCGGCGCCAGGGCCGCCGCGCCTGCGCCTGCGGCCGTGGCAATGAGGGCAATCTTCACCCACGTCGGCATGGAGACATCGACCAACGCGCCATGCCCATCGACTTGCAGCCCCCCCGATTCCCCAGACGCCGCTCGCGAAGCGGCGTCACTCAGTTGGATGCGCTGGTCGCCCGACAGATGGACATCCGTGGGCGACATGCCCCACTGACGCAAGGCCTGCTGATACCACGGCTGCGCCTGCATCCACTGACTCAGGGCGTCCTTGTTCCCCACCGCTTCCTTTGGGGGAGGCGTGCCGCCCTCGATCGGGAGTTGCTGGTGAAGACCATAGCCCTCGTCTCCCGTCCGCACGAAGGTCGGTACGGCGATCGGCATTACGCACCCCCCAAGGATTGGAGAATCGCGAGGTACTGTTGCAGGTTCGCGTTGTTGTTCCCTTGTGCCATGTTCGCGGTCAGGTTGTCGTAGAACTGCTGACTCTGATTGCCCAGGCTCAAGGCGTCCCGCACATCGCCCCGTCGCGCGTCAATTTCGTGACCGACGAGGCCGCCTTGATACGAGCCGACGTCCCGGCCTTGTTGTTCGAGCATCGACCGGATTCCCGAGTCGAACGCGCCCGATCCGGCCCCTCCCGAGTTCAGCCCTTGCTGGGCCGCGCGTTCCGCCATCGCAGACCGCGCCTGTCGGCCCGAGTGCTCGGCTTGCGCCCGATACGCCGCGGTCGGTTCCGCGATATTGGGGTCTGACTTACTCACGCCTTTTTCGCCGCGGCGCAGGAGACCGAGGATCGCCTGGAAGAGCGGGCCGCCGCCCGCGTCCGCATCGCTCCCGCCCTGCATGGTCCGGTTCGTGGTGCCCCCCCCGAACGCGGGGTTCCATCCCTGCGGCGCCTCCACGATCCCCTCGTCGCCGGCCATCCCCGGATGGGCGCCTTCGGTGCCGACGTTCATCCGGTGTTCGAGGTAGGGATTCCAGCCCTGTCGCCATTTGTTGTCCGAATAGAGATCAGGTTTCGAGGCGTAGCCGATCTGCTGCTCCAGTGTGGCCGGGTCGATGGCTTGGCCGCCGTGCGCCTTCGCCCACGAGTCGCTGATGGTTTGACTCAGGTAGTCCCGCGACATGTTCGGGCCGGTCACCTGGCCGAGGGTCTGGACCGGTGGCAGCGTGCCGCCCGTCGCGCCGCTCATCGTCGGCGTCGGCAGCTTATTCGGCCCCTGCCCCGGATCGGTGATGCCGATCCGGCCCGACTGCATCGGCGGCAGGCTCGGTGGCGGCGGCAGCTTCAGCCCGCCTCCCTTCCCCGTGTTCCCCGTGACGCCCCCACTGAACCCCGCGTCCATCGGGTTGCCGTTGTAGCGGTTCCCCGGCATGTCCTCTTGGTTCGAGCCCCACGGCAGACCCGTGTTCGGATCGACGCCTTCCGCGGGATCGTTCACGTTGAGAAGCTTCTGTGCCATGCGGTCCTCTTTCTACACTTCCAACAACGTGAGACTGATGTCGGTGAGGGTCGCCGTCCCGCCCACCACCGCGGCGAGGCTGACGTCCACCCAATACGTGGTATTCAGCCGAAACTCCGAGACGAGGGCTTGCAGACTGACCGGCGCCTTCTGCGTGGTGGTCGCCGCGATGTATTGCACGACCCCGCCGACTGCGGTCCCCGCCAGCGCGGCGCCATTCGCGGGCGCCGATCCGAGGCCATAGCGGAGTTGCACCGTCGCCCCGTTCCCAATCGCCGTCGCGTTCGCGAGCGTGCCTGACAGCAGCATCAGCACGCGGCCGGTGAGGGTCGGGGTGATCGAGCCGTTCAGGCCCATCATCACGCCCACGAGACTCGTCGTGCCGGTCGGGTTCGTGGGACTGCTTTGCTGCGAGGGCGTCGATTCGCTCGCGGCCTTCACCACCGCTTGGAGCGCCGCCGACATCTGCTCCAGTTCTTCGCGCGTCTCCGAGGGCAATCGTTCCGGATGCAAGAGCCCCAGCTTGATCAGCTTGCTCATCGCATCCCCCCGTGGGTCAGTTCAATCGAGAACAGATAGAGATCCCACTGCGAGGTGACCGGCGCAGCGTCCCCGAGTTGAAACTGGATTTCCGTCGCCCCGCCCGTGGCGGCCGACTCAAACTTCCGAATCACGCGCCGTTCGGCCGCGACCGGCGTCAGATCCACATGACTCTGCTGCGTCTCGCGCTGGAGGTCGCGCAGGAGATCCAGATACAGCGCGATGCTCGTCTGGGGTCGGGCGATCAAGAGCGGCTGCGCGGTGTGCGCCACTTCGCCCTGGTGCGCGAGGTCGCCCCCGGGTTGATACGCCTTCGTGCGGACGTAGGCCTGGAAGATTTCCCCGTCGTCCTGGGAGCCCGGATCGGTGGGACCATCGGGACCGAGATCCCCATCGCGCTGCCCGTCGCCGGTCCCGCCCCCCGCCGCGCCCTGGGCATCCCCCACAAACAACCGGGTATCCACCGACACCACCGCGATGTAGGCCGCGATCATCGCGTTGATTTCCGCGGGGGAATCGTAGGGCAGCCGCGCCGCGAGAAACGCATAGAGACTCCCCGGTCCCGTGCCGGTGGTGGGGAGTCCCGCGACGGACGAAATCTGCCCGATCATCACCCCGGAGTCATAGAGCCCGTCTCGGACGTCGGCCACGTTGAGGCTGACCGTGCAGGTCGTGCCGGGGACGACAAAGAGGATCAGGTTGCGGGGCACCACGCCATCCCACCCCACACCGACGCTGGACCCGATCGTGCGGCCCCCGTAGAGCCCCATCGCGGAATTGTTCACGTTGATCGGTTGCCCGCCCGGATACACGGCCCGCTCGATGCCGTTCACCTTCACCGAACAGGTGTCGTTGAACGGCGAGAACTCCCACTCTTCAAATTCTTCCGACCCAAAGAGAAACGGCACGACCACGATCGGGAACATGGGGATAAACGAGAACGAGACGCTCGTGCTGTCGCCGGCCGCGCCGGCCGCCCCGAAATCCGTGGTGGTGGCATCGACGATGACCCCGCCGCCTGGATTGAGTTTCGTCGCCATGTCCGTGGCTTTGCCCGTCGAAATGATGCAGCCCGCGTCCATCGTGCCGAGGGGCATCCCCCAGACGAACCGGAACAACGGCCCCCACATCCCGCCCCCGGAGCGGGCCGCGGTATCGAAGTTCGAGAAGGTGCCGCCGGCCGAGGGATCCCCGTCAAACGCGCCCCCGCCCGCGAAGCTCACGTTCGCGCCCATACACGCGGACCCGAGCACCCCCGGTAAATTGCTTTGCGTGATCGAGATGACAGCCATGTGGGGTTACAGGGGTTGCCGGTAGCCGCCATAGGGTTTCAACCGGCGCGACATCGACACCGCGACGGAATCCGAGAACATGCAGGAGCAGACGCACTTGCACGACTTGCCGTCGTGAATCGCCCACCCCCCGCGCAGCCCGAACTGATCCGACATCACGCAGTAGCGGGTATCGAGCACGAGGCGCTCGCTCGGACTGTCGAACGCGCCCTTCGCGACATACCACCAGAGCTGATGGAGGTCGGAGTAGTAGACGCCGTGGGCGACGATGAACGTCGCATCGAGGTTCACCGCCGTCTGCCCGTTGAAGCCGAACCACCGGTCCTCGACGTCCCGGCCGACGTGCGACAGGCCGCTGACGCCCACCCAGTGCGGCCCCTTGTGACTGAGGAACGCCACGACCGGGTTGCCGATCGCGTCTTCCGCCATCACGACGCTCTGATGGTTGATCGCCCCGATGAAGTCCGAGAGTTTGCGTGGAATATACGGCGCGGTCACATCGCCCGTGGGCACGAGCTTCGTGATCGCGCGGTACTTGAACGCGATGATGGCCCCTTGAAGCGGCATCGAGAGCGCGGTGATGTCGCCGCCGTCCTTCTCGTTCAGATCGAGATAGTTCGTGATCGCGTCGGTGTCGGGGATGCGTTCATCGTCGCCGTGGTCGGCATCCCCGAGGACCGGCGTAAACCACACGCGCGAGCCGAGGCCGGTCGTGGTCTGCGACCCCGCCAGCAACAGCCGGTTGCCATCCGTCGCGAGAAACTTCGGCGCGGCGGGGACGTTGAACTGCCCGACGTCTTCGGACGTCTCCAGATCGAAGTACGCGGCTTGGAGCGTGGTGTCCAAATAGACGGTCGTGGCGATCGGCAACTGCGTCAGCACATAGAAGACGCTGTCATCGATCGAGACTTCAATCTCCCAGTCGGTCTCGCGCTCATTCGGAAAGGTGCCGCGCGTGATCTGGGCCGCTGCGCCGCCGCCGCTCGGCGTAAACGCCACACTCGCGGTCGGCTCCGACCGGCGCACGACCCGCGTGCCGTCCAACTGCACGACGCGCGTCCGGTAATAGCGCAGCACCGCGGGGTACGCCCCGCCCCCTTGATCCGCCACACTCGGCGGGGCCGGCGCCGACAGGCCGACGACGCGCACGGCATTGACCGCGGGGTCGAACACCATCAACCGATCCACGGCGGATTTATAGGCCATGAAGAGCTTGCCGTTGAGCGTGGCGAAGGATGTATCTTGCGGCCGGCTGATTGGGGGATAGTCCACGGCGACATCCGCCCAGGTGGTGCCGGCCTTCAGCCGCTTGATGATGAAATCGCTCCCAATCGCCCAGAGTTCCGACGCCGTCTCATCACCCGCGGGCACATGGCGGAACATCGCCGCCACGCCCGCGGTAAACGCGGTCCCGCCCGCCAGGTTGAGTTGAATCGCGCCGCCGCGTTTCCGTCCGAGCGGCCCATCAGACCAATCCACGTTCAGGGCTTCGACGCACTGGTTCTCAGGCAACGAGAGCGGCGAATCCACCCCGTTGCGGCCCCCGCGCAGGTTGGTGATGACGATGGCCGGCATTAGCTGCCCACGGGGTAATACGGCCCCAACTGACTGAACCGGCGCGGCCCGCGCCCGGAGGCCGCGACCCCGGTGGTCTGCCGCACAAACGCTTTCAGGTCCGAGATGCCCTGCTTCCAGCGTTCCTTCTCGATGCTGTACTGCACGGGTTTTTCCCGCTTCTGGTATTCCTTCTTCATCGCCCCGCAGGACAGCAGCCAGTGGAAGTCTTCCGGTAGATAGGGTTCGTCGCCTTTCTGCGTCATGTCCTCGATGTGCATGATCACGTCGGCGTAGTAGGTGTTCGCGCCGGTCGGCGTCGGGAAGAGGTGTAGCCGGGTATACCGCGCCACGCCCGTGCCTGGGGTGATGCGCGATAGTTCCGTGCCCACTCCGGACGTCTGGGTGAGGGTCACGTTGCCGATCGCCGTGGTCGCCGCGCCATTGGTGGGGAGGGTGAGGTAGAACTTCGTGATGGTCACCCAGTCCGATACGCCAGACCCGACCTGCACCGCGGTCGTGCCGTTTAGGGCCACGGAGGTGGAGTAATACCCCCCGCCTGTGCGCGTGCCCTCCACGAACGCCGTCTTCGGGATCGCGCCATCACTCGCGGAGTCGGACTTCACGAAGAGCGCCGCGGCGGCTGACGGGTCACGCGCGGCCGGCGCGGAGAGATGCCACACCGCATACGACACGGGGTAGCTCACCGAGGACGTCAGCCCCGGATCGTTGTAGCGGATGTCTTGGAGCGAGAGTTCCTCCAAGATCATGTTGTTCACGCGGTCGCTCACCGCTACCACGCGCGTGGCCGACTGCGGCAGCACCATAAACGGGCTGTTCGCGACACTCGCACACGTCAGGACCGCCCGCCGCAGCCGGTCGAGCCCGCGCATACTCAGGATCTCGCGCTGGGAGGTGTTGATGTAGCGGCGCAGCCGGTCGATCACGTCCTGATCCGGCGTCGGCAGCTTGTAGCCGAGGGAGGCGTAGAGGTCGGCTTCAATGGTCGAGAGGTTCATCGGTCTCCCTCATCCGTCGAGGACACATGCAGGGCATCCAGGGACCACGTCGAGGCCACCGCCGCCGCATCGCCCACTTGGAACTGCAACACCGTCGCATCCGCCATCGCCCCGCCCTCAAACTTCCGAATGACGCGCGGCTCGCTGGCCGCCTGCGTCAACAGCACAGTGGACGTCTGCGTCTCCAGGCCGAAGTCCCGGTCGATCGTGAGTTGGAGCGTGATCCCGGCGCTCTGCCGCGCCACCAGAATCGGCTGGCCGATCTGCGCCGCCACCCCCAGTTGGGCAATCGCGCCTCCCGGCGGAATCGCGTACGACTTCACATACGCCGCGAAGAGTTCGCCATCGTCCGCGGTGCCCGTATCGAGTTTCAGGATCAGCGTCTCGACGCCGGCCGAGGGCGACACGGACGGCGAGGTCGAGGACGACGGGCTGACGCTGGGCGAGGTGCTGGCGCTGACCGACGCACTCGCGGAGGGACTGACGGAGGGCGACTCCGACGACGACGGGCTGAGACTGCGACTGGAGGACGCCGAGGGACTCAGGCTGGCGCTCGGTGACACACTGGCCGAGGCCGATGGACTGACGCTGGCACTGTTGCCGGCCGAGGGCGACAGCGACGAACTCGGACTGACGCTCCGTGAGGCCGACGAGGACGGGCTGACGCTGGCGCTCGGACTGACCGAGGCTGAGACCGAAGGACTGACCGAGGCCGAGGGTGAGACCGAGGGCGAGACGCTCGCACTGGGGCTGACGCTCGCGGACGGACTGACGGACGGGCTGATGCTCGCGGACGGGCTGACCGAGGGGCTGACAGACGGACTGACCGAGGCAGACGGGCTGACGGAGGGACTGACCGACGACGACGGGCTGACGGAGGCCGAGGGTGAGACCGAGGGCGACACGGACGCAGACGGCGACACCGAGGCAGACGGCGACACCGAGGGCGACGAGGCCACCGCACGGGACGACAGCCACCGCGCCCGCGGGAGTCGGAAGAGCGTCCGTCTGATACGCAACACGATGGAGACTCAGAAACCCCTCTTAGACTTCTTCCACGAAGAACGTCAATTCCCCCGTAATGTCATCGGTGGGCGTGGACTCCATCCGCACGATGAACACTTCCCCCTGGGCGGCATACGGCCGCAGTTCTTCGGGGATGAACCGTTCCCACGGGGAGCTCCGAATGTTCCACGCGAGTTCTTCCATGACGGTGGATGTGCCCCCGGTCGTGGACACCGTGGTGTCGTTACAGCGGGCCGTGAAGCCGGCTGCCACGATGTCGGTCGTGCCGGGACGGTTGGCGACCGGCGTCACCGAGGAACCCCCGGACCCGATCGTGACCGTGGCCGTCATGTGGCGCACGGTCAGCCGCAGGTTCTCTTCGGCCGCATCCCCGAGTTCCGTGGACTGGCCGAGGATCCAGCCGACTAGCCGGCAGGGCTTGTCGTCGGCGGGCTGAATGCTCAGGAGGTCGCTATCGCCTCCCGCGGTGGCGAGGGTGCCCGTGTAGGGCACGCGGTACATGCGCGGCATTAGACATACCTCCTGCGTCGGATCATCGCGGTCGGCTGCGGCAACGACGGGAGCCCCAGTCGGTCTCGCTCACTGCCCAATCCCCAGAACGAGGTGGGCGCATTCGCGGTCTTGTATTCCGCTTCGTACCACTCCGCGGTTTGCGTGCCGGCGTAGGCCCGGGCTTCATCGATCGTGCAGTTATAGTAGGTGTTCACGCGATCCACGCCGAGTTTGATGGGATCCGTCGTGTTCGCAATCGCGCCCGAAGGGGTGCCCGAGTAGAAGGTCAGCGTCTTCGCCACGCCATTGACGTAGACCTTGTGACGGGTGCTGTCGGTGCTCTGACTGCCGTCCCAGGTGGCCGCGATGTGGGTCCACGTCCCGACCACGAGTTGTGAGGCCGCCGTGTAGGCAAAGAGGCTCCCGCCGCCCAACGTGCCGAACACCGTGAGGACCGCGGAGTTATCCGAAAAGCCCGTGCCGCTGGAGAGGATGCCAAACCGCTCGTACGCGGGCGTGTCCGATTTGACCATAATGCCGCCGTAGTCCTTCAACCCCGCGGGTTTCACCCAGCACGAGTAGGACATATTGGCGACGTTGTTCAGGGCGCTGATACTGGGCGCGGTCGTTCCATCCGAGGAGCCGTTGTAGGTCAGGCCGGCACTGACCTTTCCCGTGGTGGTCTTCCCACTGGTGTTCGCCACGTTCGTCGCGGTGTTGGCGTTACTCGTGGACTCCGCGACGGTGGTGCTGGCCGCGTTGTCCTCCAAGTGGTAGACCGCTTTGTATTCACTGCGCCACACGCCCGTGGTGTTGTCCTGACTTGTGCTGATCGCGGAGTCGCCGTAGCCCCAATACACCACCGTCGCGGTCGCGATCGAGGCGACTCGCGCCCACTTGATCACCTGTCCCGTGGACGCGACATAGAGGATGGTTTCCTGATCCAGTAGCGAGGTCAGCGCCGACGAGGTGAACAGGTTCAGGTCGTAGCCACTCGCATCCTTGACCTTCCCGCCGTTCCCGACCGTGCGGAAGTCTGGAATCCCCGCGCCGCCGGCTGACGTCCGCGAGAACAGGGCGGGGAAATTCGTGAGCGTGCCCGTGACCTGGCTCGCTTGCACGGTCTCGGTGGCCGTGTAGGTCGCGCTCATGGCAGCAGACTCGCGAGTTGTTCATCGAACCGCTTCGCGAGGACGGGAGAGGTTGGGGCGTACGCCGTCCTGATCGCCGCTTGGGCCGCGAGCACTTCCGCCTCATCGGCCTGCTTGATGGCGAACCGCGCCTTCGCCTGGAGGAGTGTCCGCACGAGGGCCACGAACGCGGTGACGGCCCGATCGTCATCGGTGGGCGGCACGGACGGATCCGGCACGGTGATGTCCAAGACGCCCAGCAGGGGGCTGTGCGGGCCTTGGTTCACGAGGTGGGTCTCGGCGTTGGCCGCCACGCCCCTGGCGTAGACCGTCAGCACCTCCACGGACAGATGGCCGGTCAGGTCGGCGCGTTCCAGCACCTTCCCGGTGGGGATGTGCGTCAGCCGCATCCGAAAGAGCGACTGCGTGATGCCCTCCGGGTCAATCGGCAGACCGGTGTAGGGGTTCTTCGTCGGATTCGGCCGCGGATCGATCTCGTAGACCTCGACCGTCCAATCCTCAAATGGCATGCGCTCGTGCTCCTTCGTGAATCTGATCCATCAGCGCCCGCGCGTCTCCCCACCCTGGAATCGTGGTGACGGTCGTCCACCCGCGACAGTGCCGCTGGTCGCGGAACTGCTCCGGACTCCAGCGACTCTGCGTCAGGGTGTGCGCGTGCCGGATGTCGATATTGGGGACCGGGGACATCCACGCCTCTGCCTTGACGTCATCGACCCGTTCGGCGCGGTGGTGCGTCCCAGGTTCAAACCCCATGCGGCGCGAGAACCCGTCCCCCTCGACGCGGCGCACCCGTTCGCGGTAGTGCGTCAGCAACAACGCCCGCGCGGCACACAGGCCGCTGGTCTGCTTCGTGTGGTAGAAGACCGCTCGCCCCGTCTCGGCGTCCAGCTTGTAGGTGTGCTCGTTGTAGTAGTAGACGTCGTCCCGCGGCGGCACGAACTCGAAATGGCTCTCGTGGTAGAGGACGTCGTGTTCGCAGAAGAACACGTAGTCGGCCTGAATCGCTTCCAGCCCCGCGAGGATCTGCCGGAACATCGTCAGCGTCCCGCGTTCCAGCGGGAGGACGATGTTGGTCCCGAACCCTTCGACTGGCTTCAGCGTCACAGACACGACCGGAATGCGCTCGATCCACGCGGTACGCGCCTCCCAAATCTGGTTTCTGACCGCCGCCAGCATCGCCGCCTCGCCACGGCAGTCCGAGTAGTAGACGATGCCCTTCGTCTTGGGTGTCTTCACGACCGGCTTCGGCTTCTGCTCCTCCGTCCAGCCTTTCACCGGCCAGAACTGGTCTACCAGCGAGGCGAACGAGCGCACCGCCAGCGGCCACTTGTCGTTCCGCCAGAGATCCTGCGAATAGCGCCGCGCGTGCTCGACCTGTCCCGCGTCCAGCGGATAGGGGAACCCGAAGTCCAACCCCTGCGTGCGGAACAGATGCGCGAACCACGTCCGTTTGTTCACGTAGTGCAGCCCGCCACTCAGCCACGACTTGCACGCGATTTCGGTCCCGAACTGCCCCCAGCTTCCGTGCGCCTCATCGAGGCCGCCCAGTGCCCAGAACCGCGCCCGCCGCATGAAGAAGCACGCGCCCAGCGCGGACATCGTCGGCGCGAGGTCACCCTGCGCCTCCGGTCGGTTGGTGAACTCCCCGAAGTACTGGAAGTGCAGATCGGCATCGAAGCACCACGAGGTGCTGTAGACCTTGCGGCCCGCCTTCCCGTTCGCGCCGTCGATGCTCCAGACGACATCGCGCGTCCACTGGTCCGAGACGCCGCACCCCTCGCAGCGCACCAACGACGGTCCCTGGTAGCGCCGATACCCGCAGGCGCAGACCCAATCGAAGGCGTGCAGGTTGTATTGCCCGGGAATCTGCGTGAGGTCCGGTCGCCCGATCTCGACGTCGGCGTCGATCAGCGTCTGGTCGAAGCCGTCCGCGAGGGCGCCGTGCGCGTCGAGTTTCATCACGTAGTCGGCCGTTGAGAGCTTCGCGGCGAGGTTCGTCGCCGCCCGCTGGCCGATGGGCTCCGGGCGATGCACGATGTGGACGTCGGGATGCTGCGTCAGCGGCACCGCGGGCCACGCGCCATCGAGGACGACGATCACCTCCGTGTCCGCACGGCGCTTCGCCAGCACTTCCTCCACGGTGCGGTTGAGGAACATCTCGTGCCGCGCCGGAATCAAGACGGAGAGGCGGCTCATAGCTCAAGCACCCACGACGGCGACGTATCGCCCCGCAGGATCACCGGGATCCGCCCACGCGCCGCCGCGTAGGCCTGGACGGCTTCGATGACACCGTAGTCCATCCGCTTCCGCCGGCAGTAGTCGTGCCCGGCGAGGAGGCCGCCTGACCGCACCTTCGGTGCCCACGCGGCGATGTCGGCTTCGACGTGCGCTCTCGTGTGGTTCGCATCGAGGTAGACGAAGTCCAGCGAGGCCACGGGCACGAGACGCGCCGCGTCCACACTGAACATCCGCAGCAGGCGCACGGAATACCCGGCCAGCCGCCGCGCCGTCTGCTCGTAGAAGCGGTCCAGTTTCGCCTGGGTGACGTGCTCGCGATAGCCGCGATAGGCCCGCCACGCATCGACCCCGAGCAACAGGAGGCGCGGATTGGCCCGACACAGCACCTCGCTGTACTCGCCTTGCTCCACGCCAATCTCTGCCCCGCGCGTGAACTGCTGGGCCGCGAAGTACGCCGCGAGGTCGTGGCGCCCCATCGACGCGGTGAGCATCATGCGGCCCGCCGCGCGAAGGCCTGATCGAGATCCGCCGGCCACGACGGCACGGGCGCGAACTTCTCGACCAGCCACCGCAGATCCCGCACCCGCTGCGGCCAGCGGTCGTGCATCCAGTAGTCCGTGCAGAACGCTCGCCCGCGCTCATGGTGGAAACCCGCCATCGAGTAGCCGCGGCCGTAGGTCGTGCCCTTGTGGAGGTGGGCATACCACGTCTGCTTATTGACCTTCACCGCCCCGCCCCCGAGCCACGTCTTCAGGCCAATCTCTTGGAATTCCTGAATGAAGTTCCCGTAATGCGCGACGTCGAGCGGTCCCACCCGTGCCCACTGGTCCCGATGCATGCACCAGCACGACCCCTGGGACGACATCTCGTCATCAATCAGCAGGTCGGCCCGGGCCTTCGCGCGGGCCTCCCAGACGGTCCCGTGCAGGCCGCAGGAGGCGTCCCCCTGCCGCTCGTAGGGGTAACTGAGATAGTGGGAGTCGATGGGGGGCTTGCCGACGTCCTGCCACGCCCACGCGATCGGGTCCAGCCGGTAGCGCCGCGGCACCACGACCCAGTCGCGGTCGCAGTCGGCCTTCAGCACCACATCGAAGCCGGCGGCCACGGCGCAGTGCGCGTCCAGCTTGCAGAGGTACTCGCCCGTCGCCACCGCGCACGCGCTGTTGATGGCGGGTCGCATCCCCTGCGCGGCGCCGCGGTGGATCTGCACCAGGCGCGGGTCGTCAGGCAGGTCGTGCGCCCAGTAGCCATCGAGGATCACGAGGACTTCGAGATCCCCCTGCGCCTTGGACAGCACATCGCGCACGGTCTCCGGCAGAAACCGCTCGTGGCGCGACGGGATCACGACCGAGACCCGACCGGGGACCATCGGGCTACATCCGCCGATAGATCCACGCGCCGTCCAGAGCGTCCGCGACGTGCTCGTAGCAATACCGGACCACGCGGTCCCGGCCCCCGGCCGGTCCCAACAGATGCTCCGAGTTGAGCACGGTGAAGCCATCCGGGTCGGGGTTCGGGGGCCGCGCCTCATTCCCCCCATCCGCCATCAGGCTGGCCGCCTTGGGCTCTTTCTCTTTCTCTTTCTTGTGATCCATGACAGGTCTCTCCCCGGAGGGTTTCATTTGTACAGGATGGTGAGGTAGACGCCGGTCGCGGCGTTGGTGTTGTCCGTGGACGCCCCGCCCCCCGTGAGACAGAAGGCAATCCCCGTCGAGAAGGTCTGCCCATTCGGCTGCACCCGTTGGAGGCCGGCCCCCGTGGTACTCGCTGGGATCGGCAGCGTCTCCACGAACCCCGTCGCACTCGAACACGTCGGCGCGGCCGCGAGGTTATACATCCGCAGGTAGTAGACCGTCGCCGTCGTGTTGACCAGCGAGTAGCCGTACACGTTGCCGGGGCTCGCCTTCACGCTCGTGGCATTGGTGCTCGCCGCCGAGGTGAGGTACGACGTCACCGGGGTATCTCGCGTCGGATACTGCGCGTCCTGCGCGGACACGATCCCCCCCAGCAGGAGCACTAGACACACCGTCACGCGACCCTTCATACGCCGCTCCTTTTACACCGACACCGAGAGTTGATGGGCCGCGATCCGCGCGAGTTCTTCGTCCATCGTCAGGACGCCGGCCGCCTCCCGGGCGATGTCTGGCGCGTGCTGCGCGAGGATCTGCCGCAGGTACGTGTGGAGGGGCGGCATCAGCCGGAAGTAGTCCCGGTTGAACGCGGTGTCGTTCGTCATCAGCAACCGGGTCGCCTGCGTGCCTTCCAAGTTCGTCTCCACGCGCACATCGAGGGGCACCTTGGTGTCATCCGTGCGCGTCACGATGTAGGTGCCCTGCTCCAGCAGGTTGAGCAGTTCGGCCTCCTCGCGGGTGATGCATTCGTCCTCGATCACCCACGGGATGTACATCGGGCACTTGAGGTGCGGCTTCGTCCAGCCATCGGGGCAGGTCTCGCCGCGGGGGTTGAACACTGAGCGGTTATGCACCACTTCGTTGCTCGCCCGCTGCGCCCGTCGCCGTTCCGCGGCCGCAATCTGGGTGTTGGTCGCCTGCGTATCCGCGAGCCGGTCCATCGCCTGGGAGAGCGTGGCGAGAATCTCCGCGTTCTCCGTGGTCGGCGCAGCGGTCTGCGCCGTCAGCACCTTTTCGAGCAGGAACAGAATCCGCTCGTTCATCGACTCCGGTTCCTGCGGCTCGTCGTCTTTCTTCGCCATACACGTCCTTGAGAAAAGGGAGGGGACACGACGTCCCCTCCGGTCGGTGCTAGTCGATCGTCAGGAAGACCATGTTGTTCTTACCGCTGACGCCGATCTGCCGCATCACGCCGATGATCTGGCTCACGATGAGCGGGGCCGCGGTCGCGATGTCCGCCGTGCCGGCCGTCGTGCCGCTCACGCCCAGCATCATCGCGCCGAGTGCCGGTGTGCCGGTAATGAGCACGGGCGCATCGCCGTAGGTCTGCAACCATCCGTAGTTGTTGATGGGGATGGCTTCCACGGCCACCCCGGCGAGTTTGCCAGTCGCGGTCGTCACCGGCATCTCGATTACGCCGTTGTACGTGTTCGCGATGAGGCCGACGCGGCTGCCGGTGGTCAGGGCGACCCGGATGGGATCCGAGGCGTCCAGTTGCACCGTCAGCGCCGTGGAGAGGGCCGCCGCCGGATGCCCCGTGATGGCGTACGCGCGGCCGTTGCCGGGGGTGGTGTCCACTTGGAGGTAGCCCCCCGCATACTGATTCGCGGTCGCGTTGTTCGTGCCGCCGAGGGTGGCCGTGACCGCCGTCGCGCCAATCGCCGCCGCCACCGGGGTCAACGCCAGGTGGGTCGTGACGATGGCCGGTCCCTGGATCACCTCACCCGCGACGAGGGCCACCGCGCCGTTGTAGCAATAGCGGAACTTGCGCCCGTCCCTTGTCCGCGCCTGCATGCCGATGGCGTGCTGCTGGACGGTGCCGTAGTCGCCCGTCGCACTGCCGGTAATATCGACCGGTCCCTGAAAGTTCATACTCAGTCTCCTTTGCGAGTCGCCCGCGTGAGACGCTAGACGCCCGACTTATTCGACTGAAGGGCGGGAGCGGAAGTGCTCCCCCCTCCGACGAGTCGTCTATGTGATGCCGCTGACCACGCCGAGGCGGCGCGGGTTGTCCGAGCAGAGGTTGAAGGTCGTGAGCACTTTCACGACGTTCGCGAACTGGTTCGACGGGTTGACCGGGGGGAACGCCTTCATCCAGTACATCCAGCGGATGAAGAGGTTCCGGTTGTTGAGGATGTACATGTTGCCGGTGGGCGCGGCGTAGTCCCACGCGACGGGGATGTCCTTGAACTGGAGCTTCGGCCCGGTGAAGCCCGAGACGCCCGTATCGCCCGTGGCCGCCCGGTCGTACCGCTCCTGCGCGACGAGCAGCGATTCGTAGCCTTCCACGACCGTGCGCGTGCCCACGGCAAACGACGGCAACTGCATCCCGACGCCCGACGAGCAGAGGTTGTAGATACTCCGCATCGCGCCTTTCAGGTTGTCGAACGCGGTGGCCGCGAGGGCGCCGCTGGCCTGCTGGTTGCGCCAGAAGGTATACGTGGCGCGGTTGATCGCGCCCACGGTGCCCGTGGTGGGCGTGGTGGACACGATGTGCTGCAACCCGCCGGCATCCTTGCTGCTGTTGCCGGTGCCGTCGCTGAACAACTGATCGTTGATGCTCTTCTTCATCGAGTTGTTCAGGTTGTCGATCTTCTTCGCTTCCAGATCGAACTTGCCCGCCGCGCCCGCCGTCGCGCCCTTCTCGAACTCGCTGATGACGATGTCGCCGCCCGAGTGCTTCCAGGCGTACTCGTAGCGGTCGAACACGTCCACGCGCGTCGTGTCGAGCGTTTCGAGCTCGGACATCGACTTCACGGTCGTGTTGATCTGGTACTCGATCGATCCGGTGATCGGGTCGCCCGCGCCCTTCATAAACGAGTTGCCCGACTTCAGGTTGTCCAGCAGCCAGAAGCTCTGGAAAATCTGATCGGCGGGATCGGTCTTGACGTAGTCTTCCCACGCGGCAGCGACCAACTGCCCATCATTCGGTACCGGCATGTGACACTCCTAGCTACGACGCACGCGATTCGGCCAGCCGCCGCATGTGGGTCGCCAAGCCTCTGAGGTCGCCCTGTTGGAGGGCGGGGGGCTTCGGTTCCCCGGCGTTGTTGGTCGGATGGACGGACCCCGCCGCCGTGCGGGCTTTGCGTTGTAAATCGGTCAGGACTCTCGCCTCCGAGGAGCGCCCGAGCGTCGGGAAGACGTGCGTCTGGAGGACCGTGGTGTAGGCCTGGTAGAGCGCCGCCACCGCGCCGATCCGATCCACGATCGACGGATCGGCCTCCAGCATCGTCTGCATCTGGTCACGGATCGCGCTTTCGTGGTCCGTGAAGTGCGGGAGGGCGCGGGCCTGGGTCAGGGTGTCGGTCGCCTGACTCGTCGCTTCGGCCCGCACCGCCGCCTGCGCCCGGGACTGCTGCTCGGTCTGGACAAACCCGAGCACCGGGGCGAGTTCCCGCAGCAGCGATTCTTTGAGCTTCGCTTCCTTCCGCGCCCAGAGTTTCTGGAGCGTCTGATCGGAGTAGGTCTTGTATTTCCCATCCTCCGAGATTAGATCCGGCTCTGGGTCGGCTTCTTCCTGTTGAGGCTGCGTGTGGGTGATCCCGAGTTCGCGTCCCAGATCCGCATGAAACGCCCGTGCATCCTGTCGCAGTCGTTGCACCAGCGTGACCGCTGACTGCACATCCTGGGGCTTGAAATCCGTGGGCACCACTTGCTTCACCCACGCATACTTGCCTTCGACTTCGGCCCGCGCATTTCTGACCGCGGCTTGGATCCGATGCTCTGGAGCTTCCCCCGTCTTCTGGGGGTCCACCGCTCCTGGCTGACTTGTCGCGACAGCCGTCGATACCTCTGGCGTGCTGAGGTCAGGAGACGTGGGGGTGCCAGGGGCCGCCTGGTCGCCGGCTGCGGGTGACGACTCCGCAGAGACCTTCTCCAAGGACGCCAACGCAGACGGCGCGGTCGTCGTGACCGGCGCGGCGCTGGAGGTCTCAGAGGTGGTCCCGTTATCGATGACTTCGTCCATCAACTACTCTCCGCACCCTGTCTCGCACGGGTGCCCTCGCTACGGTCGTTCACGCTCAGGGACCGGGAACGTGTAGGGGCGCCCACAGGCCGCACACTCCACCCGGCCACTCGGTTTCTCAATCCACGCCGTCTGCCCACAGCGGCAGGGCACGTCCGTGCTCATCGCATCCAGGCCGGAATGAAGGCGCGGTATTCCCGACAGCCGCAGGCGACGGAAAAAACCTCCCGGGTGCCGTCGTTCTGGCCGTGCAGGGTCTCATCGCACTTCGGACAGACCACCGCGAAGCCGTATTTCGTGGCGACGTCCGCAAAGGCCGCCATCACGCCCATTTCCTCTTTTGACAGGGTGACCACGCCCCGCTGCCGCTTGGCGACGGCGCCCGGGATCCAGAGGTCAGCGCCCATAGGTCTCCTGCAAGGAGATCGCTTCCGCGGTCGAGAGGGTCGTCTCAAAGCGATTCACGAACGTGCGGTCGAACCACGCCTGGGACGTGTCCGTCCCGGCCTTCTGCCCCTGGCGCTCCACGAGGATCCGGGCGTTCTCCAGCGTCTGCGCGTCGATGGACCGTGACCAGTCCGTCGTGTGCGGGCTCTTGTCGGTGCCGGGAACCGGGACGTGCCGCACCATCGGCTGCAAGCCACGCTGTTTCGCGAGCCGCAGCCGCTCGGATTCGGAGTAGACCTTCACCGGTTCCGGGCCGAGGTTCTCGATCCAGATCCCGCCGGGATACTCGTCCTTCAGATTGGTCCCGCCGCCCTTCCCGTGCGGACATCCCGGCCAGTCGCCCGTGACGCGCAGGGCGCCGCAGCCGGTGCAGGTATTCGTGGTGTAGTCGATGTCGTGGAACATCAGTGTGTCGCCATCAGCGCCAGGAGCGCATCCTTCACCATCGCTTGCGGGAGCCGGGACGATCCGCGGGAGGTCGTCAGGAGATCCGCGCCGTTCGGCACGTACTGCTCCCCGACCCAGCGGCCCCCATCGGCCGGTCCCGCGGAATACTGCGACTCCTGCGAGAACGTCGGATGCCCGTGCTGCTTGTAGGTATCCGTGAAATGATCCTCGCCAAATTTGATCGGGGTGTTCCCGTGTTCTTTCCAGTAGCCGCGATAGTCGTAGCGACTGTCCGGATGATCGACGTCGGTGATCCGATTCGCCTTCGCCCACGTTTGGAACGCCGACTCCTCCGCAGGGGCGAGGCGGGTGACTTCGGCCATCACATCACCTTCTGCTGCGGGGTGGGCGGATGCGGAGCGCCGCCGCCGGCCTGCTCATCGCGATGATTGCTGGCTCCCGGCGCGTTCTGCGTCCCACCGGATTTGGCCGCCTCGTGGTCGTTCACCGTCTCGCCTGGGCCGCCGTGCGGCGGCTGCATCGCCATCAGCGCCGGGTCCAGCACAATCTGCGAGGGGTCGTAGCCGAACTGCCGCGCGAGGCGCTTCAGGATCACCGTGCGGTTCACCATCGGGTCTTGCGCCACGAGGTTGTAGAAGTTCAGGTTCTGCTGCCGGTCCTTCGCGGTGTCGATCCGCAACTGGGAATCCGGCTTGATGTCGTACAGGAACCGGCCCGAGATGATCTGGTTGTTCCAGAGGGCGATCTTCTTCGCGCCGGCCGGTCCCGCGATGTGGACGTAGTCGTCTTCCGTCGCGTACCGCATCAACAGCGCATCGATCTTCCGCGCCACCGTCAGGTAGAAATCGATGACCCGGCTTTGTTCTTTCTCGTTGCGCGAGGCGACCGCGGTCGCGACCGAGGCGATCTCGGTGGCGGTGCGGACGGTCTCTTCGGTCGAGCCCGCCGAGTTCGAGCTGATGCCGAGCGTTTCATCGAGGGCTTGCTTCTGGGCCGCGACGGTGCGGTAGTCATCGGGCGTGGCGTGGAGTTGCGCGGTCGGCGCACAGAGCGCCCCGACGCCTTTCTCCAGCCGTCCTTCCGCCACCTTGATGTACTCGCCCACGCCCGCATTCTTCAACTGGTCGATCTCGCCGTCCTCGAACGCGCCGGCATCCACGAGATACTTGCCGATCGCCGCATCGCGCAGGAGTACCGACTGCCGCGCATGCGTGTTGATCTGCTTGACCTGGCTGTTGGTGAACGCGGCGTCGGACTGCGGGAAGGGCGAATCCGCGAGGTCACGAATCGTCAGCGGCGTCAGCGGATTGCCGAGCATCGAGTCTTCGGTCAGCTTCCCCTGCGCGTCGAATTCCTGATCGGGCGAGGGCCGCCACACGACCGGCCGGTCGTTGATGCCGTCGATGAACACCAACTGGTTGATCGCCTGCGGATGGCGCTCGTCGGTGAAGAGGGACGCCTTGCAGAAGATCTCCGTGCCGCAGACCAGTCCCATCCGATCGTCGTCGCCGCTCTGTTTGTCCTCGTCGTACTCCGCGAGCTTGTCGTCCTTCGTGGCCTTGCCGACTTCGTCTTCGGTCAGGCCGAACTTCTGCCTCGCCTGCTTCGGGCGCATGTAGAACTTGTGCCCCTGCCACGCGGCGTCCTCGTCGTACCGCGTCGAGTGCAGATCGCCGCTACAGAGGTACTTCTTCGGGCTGATGCGCCGGCAGTACCAGTCCTCCCAGATGGGCACCTGAATGGTGTCCATCACGGGCTGACCGGTCAGCGGATCCACGGCGGGCACCATCTGGGGCGGGACGCCGGGTTGCGGCGGGTTCAGGGGATCGAACGGGGCAGGGACCAGGCGCGGCTGCTGGACGGGCTTGAGGACGACGTCGTAGCCGACTTTGCAGATCCCGATGCCGGACCACGCGAGCACATCGAACAGGAGTTCGTCCACCAGGCGCGTGGCGTTGATGCCTTCGCGCCCGAGCTTCAGGTTCAGGACTTCCTGCTTGATGGTGACGACGTCTTCCATCGTCAGGATCACCGGCATCCCCGTCTGGGGATCGACGCTCTGCTGCGTCACGAGGCCGATGCCCCGCGGCGTCAGTTGCAGGTCGGGATTGCGGTAGAACAGTTGGCCGAGCTTCGTGTGGACGTTGCGGAAGTGCAGGTTGACCTTCACCGCTTCGGCCGCGCCCGTCGATTCCACGACCGGGAGGTACTCCTTGATGAGCACGTCCCACTTGTCCGCATACGCCTTCGTGCGCTGCTCGGCCTGCTGGATGCGTTGCAGCCACTCGGCCACCTCGTCGTGCGTCATCGGGAGCGTGACGAGCGTGGACGGGTCCGCGCCCGTCGCTACAGACGGCTCCACACCCGACGCGCCATCGGTCAGGTTGGCGGTCAGGGACGCCAGCGGGGTGGTCGAGTCGTCGTTCAACGGTCTCCTTGGCGTCTCCCACACGACAAACGGCGCGTCCTCCGCTCTCTTCAGAGCGATGAACACGCCGTCTGGTCGTGTGGTCCCTGATGCGTGTGCCTGCGGAGGACGAGTCCGCGGTTCAGCCGGCCAGCCTAGGCACACGCGAGGAAAAACAGTCAGATCATCGAATTGAGGAACAGTCTACAGCATGTCCGTAGGAATTTTAGTCCTCTTTTCTTGCACGGGCAAGACTTTACGCCACCATCCCCGCCGGCCGCGTCCCGGTCTGCTTCTGCATCGCTTTGATCATCGCCGCGGGAGAATTCGCCGGCATCTCGGTCGGCCGCGCCTTGAACACGGTCGGAGACGGCCGCGCCATCACACCATACCGGTCACAATCCGCCGCGTGGTCTTCCCCGCTCGTATCGAGGTCGTCCGCATCGCCGGCATCCCGCACCAGGCCGGGGATCGTCCGAA